TTAATAAGTTCCTGAGTGCTACGAGGAACGGCTAAATTCAAAGTACCAAATAAAGTCGCTAATTCGGCTCTTTGCATAGCCATTTTCTCAGCATCACTTACGATAGAGTATAATCCGCTTGAAACATTAGTTTTCAAGCCTGTAATCAAGCCATCGAACTCCGCAAAAGCCGCACGTGAACTTAATAAATCAAGGAACTCTTTTCTACCTGCCACTGTAGATGTATTTACGGCTCTCAAAGCGGCATCGTAAGATGCAAGTGAATCAGGTAATTCGCCACCTAGAAATTCGACTAAGTCAGATTTCATGTTTAATATGGCGTCGCCAATGGTCAATGCTTCACTAGACACAGACGCCAACGTACCTACTAAATTAGTGAAGTTTTCACCTGCAATCGCACTTTCAGTAGCCATCATTGCAACTTGGTCAACTGTAATATCTAAAGCGGTATTTAATTCTCTAGATACAGTATTAAGTGTGATAATATCACCAATCAATGTTGAGATAGCTTCTTGCGTCGTAACACCTGTGAAAAGATTTTTAATAGCCGCTGATAAGCTTGTAGAGCGAATCGCGTTAACCAGTTCAGTTGTCAACACTCGATTTATGAAGTTATTTAATGAAGCCTCACCATATGCATCCTTATCTTTCGTATTTAATACGCGACTTGTGCCGTTAATATTCGCGGTTAAATTACCATACCCAGAACCACCTGGTCGACCTGTATAAAATGATGAAGCTGTAACATTGCTAGCCATCCCAAATGATTTCAGTATAGCTGACAAAGAATTACTAAATTGCTCCGCCACTTGTGGAAGTTGTGTAACAGTGCGAGGTGGCTGCTTTTTACCTCCAAACAATCCGCCTACAGCTCCGCCTAAGAATGAGCCTATACCTGCACCTACTGGTCCACCAATTGCAAATCCAATACCTGCACCAGCGCCTTCAAATGCGGCTTGTTTAACATTTCCTGATAGTAGACTTATGATTGGTTTAGAGAAACCTGCAGCAATCGCAATCTTATCACTAAATTGACTAATTACGCCACCTAATTTAGTCAGGCCTATTTTATCTCCAACAGAACCGAAGTCTGTTAGAAAGGTTCCGAATTTTTGGATAGATTGCTCAAAAGCAATATTAGCCCCATCAAAGCCTTTAGATACAACATCGAATATATCTTTTAAACCGCCTGAAGAAGCTTGAAGTCCGCCAGCCTTTTGACCTGTAATCATTTCACCTAAGCCGCCAAGGCCTAAAGACCCTGCAATAGAGCCAATAGCTTTATTGATTACGCCTTTAAGTAATGGCGCCAATGGCTCAACAAAGAACTCTACGGTTGGACGTAATACCAGTGTTTTAAAGGTATTTTTCAGAGTCTGTACAAAGTTCTCAGCAAACGTATTTCCATTCTCAAAGCCTCTAAACAAGGCATCAGTGATTGAGCGAGTCAACTGATTAACGTCACGCTTATTTTCAGCTGCAACAGTTTTAGCCAATTCACGAGTGCGTTTTAATTCCGCTAATTCATACTCTTTAGCATATAACTCTGATTTAGCGGCTTTAAGCAATTCGTACTTGGCAATCATCGTCTCAAACAATTTAATCTGGTCTAATGAGAGATTATTAACCTCTTTATTAGCCAATGCTTGATTCAGTGAAGCTACGATGTCGTCATATTTAGCAATTTCCAAAGCTCTCAAGGATTCTTGGGTTTGGTCAATGACTGAAATATCTTGTTTGGTCGCATCAACTTTCTTATAGACATCCGCAATTTGCTCATCCATATTACTTGTGATTGCTGACAATGCAGCTTGATATTCTTTATATGACTCAATTTGCTTTTTAACTTCATCCGACACGCGCTCATAATTTACACGAAGTAAATCCGCACTATATGCTTCAGCCGCCATCTCAGTCAATGTATTAAATCGAGTCACAGATAATTTCATCTGATTCTCGTTTAGGAATTGTAATACATTAAGGTATTCACGTTGGCCAGAAGTAAGTTTTTCACCTTGGTCAATTTCAACTCCGGCTTTTGCATTGTACTCAGTTAGGCGTTGAATCAGGTTTTCATACGCGCTGGCTACCTTTTTAATGTCATTGGCCTTAGCTGTTGCATCAACAGCATTAGTCTTACCTTTACTCCAATCAGTCATAGCTAATGGGTCATCCGCAGCCAATGGCCCTGGAGCTTTAAATTGCTTACGTGGAATATCACCAATAGCCTGACTATTAAGCTTATTGTTTTTGGCTATTTCAGATGCGAAAAAGGCATTATTTTTCTTCAGTGAAGCTTCCATTGTTGCATATGCACGGTCAATATTGGCTGCCGCCTTATCGCCATTTATGGCATTTGCACTTGTCTCATCCATTTGCTTTTTAAAGTTAGCCATTTCCGCTTTAATATTTTTTAAAGCTTTCTCGCCACCATCAAACCAATTTGTAGGTTTTAATAGCTGAGCTGAGGCCTGAACTACAGTAAAACCTGCAGCCAATGTACTTAATGCATTGACAAACTGCATGATTCTATTGTAAACGTAAGAGATACCATTCGCAAATATGGTTAGATAACCTGAAACAGTTATCATGGCATTTGATACACCTTGCATAAACCCGATAAAAGATGAGCTCTGTTTATTTGAATCGCTCATGCCAGAGGCAAGGGTAGTAAATGATAATGCTATAGCTTGTATAAAACCTGATATTCCAGAGAAGAAGTTGGCTATGTCATTAGTAGTTATTTGACCAATGAACTCTGCAATCTTACTGAAGACCATTCCGATTTTAGCGCCAAAGACTTGAGCTGATTTATTTGATTCCTCAAATATAGCAGTAATCGCTTTTACAACTTTACTCAAGCCTTCAATAGCTCCATTTTGACCTACTTCAGTCATAAAGCGGTCCCAACCGTTTTTCATACGATTGATTTGTGCCGTAATTAACTGGCTTGCCATTTGAGCCGCATCCGCATACTCAGTTTTTAATACTTGTGAAAGTTTAAACCAGAATTCGTATACATCGATAGTGCCTTTTTCCAAGCCTTTATTTAATTTGGCTGTGGCCACATTGATGTCTTGCTCAAGGGGATACATAGCTTTCGCAGCTAATTTCATCGCACCTGGAAGTTTTTCGCCTAATTGCTGAACCAGCTCCTCACGATACAATCGACCTTTAGATATAGACTGAGTGATTGCGTAAAACATGCGCTCAGTATCGTATCCTTTAAGGTGCAAAACTGTCGATACTTCAGATATAGATTCGAATATTTCACGGGCGCCCTTGCCTTGTAATACTGTATCTTTAGTCGCAGCTGTAAATTTACCGTATGATTTTGTGAGTTGCTCAAAAGGTACGCCTAAACCTTGAGCCAAATTGTAAAGATATTCGTACTCTTCACGTGCTGCTTTAGTGCTACCTGCAGAAATCTCCACGGTAGATATAAATGCGTTATATGTATCTGTTACTGAAACAAGTTTATCGACAAATCTTTCGAGCAATTCAACTGAGAACACTTTGCCAAGCAAAGATGTAATTTCAGACATTGAAGAGCCTATAATATCTACTGGTCGAATGCTTCTAGCCTTTTCACGCATATCATTCATGCGTTTGTTCCATGAGTCACCTATAGAATCCATTGCACTTTTTATAGGTGCAACCATACCTGCAAATGATTTAATTGCTGTAGATGTAGCAGTACCGACCCCGTAGCCAATGTTATATGCCATCTTTTGTGCAGATGCAGATATAATACCTAATGAATTAGAGGCTGAAGATGAGAACTTGGAAAACAGGTTAGATGCGTTATTTGTGAAATTGCTTACTGATGCAATCGCACGAGATGAGAAGCTACTTGTAGCAGTACTTAAAAACTGATAAGATGAGTTAATCTTATTTTGCATCACTTGCAAAAATTGCAAGGATGTATCTGTCATTGATTTAACGACAGTCTTAACCTTACCCGCCCCAACTTCCGCCTTGGTAGGGTCTATTACAACCTGGAGAACAGCTGGGACGTTTGGGTCAATCACTTTTTAGCGCCTTTTACTTTTTTATCATTAGATGGTTTTTGCTTACTTTTTACTTCTACGAAAATATTATCAATCAATGATACAAATTCGATAAATCTTTCGGGTTCGTCAGGCTCATAAATCTCTACATATTTAACGATTTCACTAAATGCTATAGGATTTATAGTCATCCCATTACTTCTTCGACCTGACAGTGTACTAAAACACTTGAAATATGGTTTCATCCAATCATAAAAATCTGGCTTTGTGGCCAGCGCTGCAGGTTCAACTTTACTTATTGCATAGGAATCCCAAAGGATATTTTCTTTGGGGCCCCATTCCAACCACCACCGAGTAAAGTCTTCTATTTCTTTCCCATCTCCTCAGTTTCTTCCGCACGGAAGTTTTCTAAGTCAAGGGCGAATTCCTGAACAAACTCACGTAAGTCAGGCATATTTGTTAGTAACTGCACAGCCACTTCTTTTGAAAATGGTACGTTAGCGCCGCTGTTGTCAACCAGACCACGCCAATCTTGAATCAAATTATGTGCAACTGCTTGACAAGTGATTTCGAGAGATACCTGTGGGTCGAGAGTACCTTTCTCAATTTTCTTGCGATGAGGTGCTTGCAAACGATTTACTGTACGTTGGAAACCAAGGTTAGTTGTAGGGGCAATAAGAAACTCGCCCCCACGGAACTTCGCCCAACGTGACTGCTCGATTACATTTGATTTGGCTTCAATATTAAACATTTAAAATCTCCATTTTTTAAATTTACTACTTACCCGATATGGGCCTTACTATTATGGTGCATTAAAACGTGTAATTTGCAAGGTGCACCCAGATACGCTGTCATACGTAGCTCTGTATTCACCTGAGAACATCATATCAGTATCAAGGCCGCCTGCAACTAATTCACCGGAGATAATTGTAACTTTCGGCATTGTGAAAGTGTAGTAATCACCCGCAGTGTCTTGTAATTTTACAGCTAGTGCGAATTTAGTTGCGTTAGCCATACGATTATATGCAACAGCGTCTTTGAAATAAATCTCAATGTTACCTGTGACATCGAATGAGCCCATGTTAATGTCAGATGGACCAAAACTTGCAATGCCTTTAGTCATACGTGGATTATTTTCCACTGAGATACTTAGGCTACTAATGATTTCTGTTGATTCAACAGCATCTTCAGTGATTGAGTTAACTTCACTAGAACCAACAATAATTGGTGTTGTTGTAGGAACGCCTAATGTAGCACCTGCAATTTGTGTATTGCTATTTGACTGGCCTTTACCCATAACTGTAAAGCTACCGGTTACAAATTCACTAGGTGTAACACTCAACTCGAAACCAGTAATTGCGCAGCCAACGAATGTTTGGAAAAATGCTACATCCGCGTCATTGATTTGCTTTTGAATGCTGTGAAAACGTTTAACAGAGCCATTTTTCAGTGTAGATACGTTAGCAACTGGTGCAGACCAAGTGCCACCTAAAACGGATTGTAACAGGGTGTCGAATGAAGCCATTGATAACTCAAACTCGATACTACCAGATACATCGCCGTCTACACGAATTACGTCTGAACGATTTCGGTCCGGGCGGATTTCATTGCTTACTTCAGTTACATTGTTCAGGTTAATACTTTCACCAGTCATTCGAATTGCTTCTAATGCTGGAGTTGCAGGTGTTACGCCGAATGTAACTTCATCGACAATATATAACGCCGTGCGGTTGGAAGTAGCTGACATGATTTAGTCCTCTCTATAAAATTCTATTGAAAATGTGCACTGGTACCAACCGCTAACTGTCCCCACCGGTTTAAGTTGAGGTACGAAAAACCTAATGCCACTGTATACCTTATCTCTAAACAGAGTACTTAATTCGTCTGCTATCAAATTCGCTTGAGCTGTGCCTATATTAGCAGGCGTAAATATTTGCACAAATAATATATTTCTAAATCTGTATTTAGGATTTAACCCTAGATTAAGCCTATTAGAATCGACTGGCTGAATCGTAGGCCTAACCCAGTTACCTGTAATCGGCGGCTCTGTATTTGCGGGTACGTGCTGAGCGGATGATAGTGTACTTATCTGCTCATCAATTACACTTCTCTCAAAATCAAATCCACTCATTTAAATCTCGCTAATGTAATTCTAACCATACCGTTTGGAGCTTGGTCTGAGCTACCATCTTCGAGTAATGAGGCATACTCATGACTATTCGAAATGTAAATCAGCTTTTTAATACTTAAACCACGCAATTTAGGTCTTTTTGGCTTTGGAAGAGGATTTTCTGGTGTACCTCCAAATACCTTGCTTAAATCTGGAGAACCAACCTGCATATTCCATGAAGCTCTAAACTGACCTTGTCTAACTGGTGACAGGTCAACTAATGAATCATATACACCATTCGCTAGCTTCTCTGTAACCTTAACTGCTTGTCGCTCTACGACATTATTAAATGTCTTTATATCAAAATTCCAACTAGATTTCATGTTAATCCTAAGTTGTTGTTTTGTATAGCTATTTTTAAGCGCTCTGAAGAAG